TGGGAAAGGTGCGCAGGGACCAGGACGATTTCAGGTCGTGCCCGCGGGGGCGGGGAGCGTCGAAAAGATCGCATTCGCCGGTCAGGCCGTCGCGGGTTCGGCGGTCCTTGTTCTTCTCCAGCGACAGGCCACGGACGGAATTCAACAGGGCGATGGAGTCGGGCTCCACCAGAATTCCCTTTTCCATCTCCTTGCTGGAGATCTCGAACTCGACCCCGAAGATTTCCTGTGCGGCCAGCTCGCGGATATAGGTCTTCGCGCCGACCGAAAGAGGTCCTTCGCTCTTGGACTTCGGCTCCGTCATCAGGCGTCCGAGCGACGAGCAGCGGAAATTGACGTCACGCATTGGGGACTCCCTTCAGCTCGGCACCGCGCTTCTGCACGGACTTGGCGAAAGCGGAGTAGCCGTCCCTGTCACGCGCGGCCTGGAAGACCTTCACGCCCTCCTGCATAACCTTGCGCAGCGCTTCTTCGGATTCCGCCGCCTCGGCCTTTGCGGCCCATTCGTCGCGCACGACCTGCATCTGCGCTTCGCGCTCGTCTTCGGCCAGGTGCCGCACAAGCTCCGCGTCGAGGTCTTCGAGGTCTTGGCTGAACATGTCGGACGCCGCCGTCACGTTCAGGACCATCGCGATCTTGGCGCGCTTGCAGGCCATCTTGAGCACGGTGTTGGCGAGGTCTGCGGGCTCGGTTCGCACCTGCTCCACGGTGTAGTGGCCGCCTTGTTTGCGCCCGAACTTGACACGGCGCATGTGGGGCTCGGTCGCCTCGAATTCCTCCTTGCACACTGCCTTGCGCCAGCGGTACTTCTCCTCGTCCGAGGAGCATTCGCCCAGGCCTGAGCCGAGGACTTCGCCCGTGGTCTGGTGCTCGCCGATGCATGTCACGCGGTAGCGGATCGAGCCCGCGACGGACAGGTCCGAAACCTCATACCTGTCCGCGATGCGGAACGTCATGCAGAGCACTTCGGCGCCGGACTTGAGCAGGGTCGGCTTGTCGCCAGCGCCCGGGATCGTGCCGTAGTGGACGTTCTGCTTCATCACCGACTTCATCACTTCCTGCACGGTCTTCGCGTGCGAGAGGACGAGGGCGGCGGGATTGGCACTCCCGGTCGGCACAATGGCCGTGCGAGCGACCTCGGCAACGTCAGTGTTCATGTTGTTCTCTCCGGTTAATTCAAGCCATCCACCTAGCAATCACCCCGCCGACAAAGGCGCAGGCGGCAACGCTGGCAATGGCGATAAGCAAATAGCGGATAAGCGCAAAACAGCTCAGCGTGCGGCTGAGGGTGAAGTCGTCGTATTCCTCGACGGACACCACGCCATGCGCGGCCTGCCATTCGATGGGCTCGAAGCATTCGCCTCGACGGCTGCATGTCAGGGCGGTTTCGCAGGATCTGCAAAGGGCGTGCGTCATGCGGCCTCCTTCGGCTCAAAGCGACGACAAGCGGGTGATCCGGCGCGAATGTCTGAGCCGGGGCCGTGTGTCCAGGCCGCGCGCATCAGGTCGCACTTGATCCAGCTCTTATTGCCGGTGTTGCTCATGGTGTGCTTGTGCTTGCAGTCCTTGCACGTCTTGCCCTCGGGGCCGGAGCCGGGAAGTGCCGCGTAGCCCTTGGGCACAGTCGGCTTGCGCTTGCTGCGGTCTTGCGCGCCTAGGACCGCGCGGTGTGCGGGGGCCTTTGCTGCCAGATCCCTCATGTCGATCGGCTCGCCGTGGACGTTGACGAAAGCCATCACGCATCCCTCTCAAGCTGATTGATGCGTCGGACGATGCGAGGGACGTCCGGGTGCATGGGGTGAATCTCCCGAAGTGCCCAGCGATACCACTGCAGGCGGATCAAGTCGATCACCGGGGCGATGCCGCCCAGCATGCGCTTGCGTTGGGGGCTCATTGCGCGCTCCTGTTCAGCCGCTCGCGCAACATCTGCCCGGCCCAGGCTTTCGCTTCCAGCCGTGCGGCCAGCGAAGTGACGACAGCCGCGTCGCGAACTGGAAGTGAGGAGTGCGCAATACGCATGGCGACGGCTTCGCCTTCGGCGGCCAGCTGCTCGTCGGTCAGCTCAAGCGGGGAGGGTTGGTTGGTCACTTGGATTGCTCCTTGGTCGCGATGGCGGCGTCGACAATTGAGGCGCGCTGATCCGGCCTGCTGTAGTGCAGCATCAGCGTGAGTTCGGATACGGCAGACGCGACCGCACGCCACCGAGCCGCATCCCGCGCGTCTTCTCCTGCTTCGTGAGTCACGGTCGGGTTTTCCAGCCGGTTCGTGTATTCGTTGCGATAGCGCCATGCCGCGTCTTCGGTGCTGAATGTGACGCGCACACCCGTGTCGTCGGCGACGACCCAAGGTTCAGCGTCAGACGGCGGCCGAGCCTTTTTGGCCTCTTCACGCTCGGTTGTCGCTTCCTCTCTCGCAGGGGAGGGGGAGGAGGAGAGGGCGGCGTCAACAAGTGTCCTGACGCGGTTGCGGCATGCATCCCAGCCTGCTTGCCATTCGCTGGACTCTGCGCAGTGCGGCTCAGACGACGTGAGCCAGTCCATCGCGGAAGGCGGCAGGACGGAATACAGCGCCTCTCTCTCATCTGCCCGGCCTTCGGCGTAGGCGTGAGTAAGGGAGGTGTCGCTGGCCGACTTGAGGCGCCGGATCTCGTCGACCACCTGCCAGTAGGTGCCGCCCTGCCAGCCCAGCGCGGCACACAGCGTTTGAAGCTGGCTCCCGGAAAGTTCGGCATCGCTCGCCGCATCGCCGCTGTAGCTGCGTTGTGAGGTCATGCCTCATCTCCGGCTTTTGCGATGCACAGCCAGTACTCGTGCTTCTCGTCGTGGCGAGCATGGGAGTCCGTCGGGTCAATGCGCCAAGTGGTGCGCGCCCACAGAATCGGGTAGTCCGTTCCCTTGATGCCGTAGCCGGTTTCCATGCGGCCCTCTTCGCCGGGACCGCCGTTGAACGTGCCGGTCGGATCGCTGAACGAGGCGAACACCGCCAGCTCGTCACAGTGGCTCGTGTGGATGGCCGACCAGACGTTGTGTGCCGTCCGAACCTTGACGAAGTCGCCGCTCATCGCACCACCTCGCATTCCCGCGCCAAGTCGCTGCGCTCGATGCAGCGCGATTCCTCGCGGTGGTTGCGCTCGTCGCCCATGAGCTTGATCGACATGAAGTCGTCGGACTGCTCACGCTCGGGGCCGCTCCAGCCGCAGGTGCAGTGAACGCGCGCCGTGCCGTCCAGGCCGAAGCCGCTGTAGCGCCGCGTGGTGCGGTGCTCGTCGTTGCGCGCCTGCAGCATCGTGCCGCCCAGCCGGATCGGCTCGCCTTCGGGCTCGAAGAGATTGGAGGGGTTCAGGCGCTCCAGGGCTGCGCCGAAGATGTTGGAGGGGGTCATGACGCGCTCCCGGTGGCTTTGACGATGGCGGCGCGCGCGGCATCACTCAGCTTGTGCGCGCCGGGCTCCTCATCGAGCCAACTCATAACCAACTCGGCTACCCGCAGCAAATCCGGAGCGGCGGCGATCAGGCGGGCGTCCGCCTTGCACTGCTCTGTGCTACGCCCGTTCCCAGCGAAGAACACCACCGCAACATCTCCGCTTCCCCATTGGGCGTTCGATGTGCTGGCAGTTGTGCGAATGCGGTAGCCATGCGCGGCGCTTGCCTGCCACGACCACGGCCCCGGCGTGTGCAGCGGCGCATCTATTGTGAGCGCGCGAAGCGCACGACCGGCAAGGGGCGCGGCCAGATGTCCTTGATCCGATTGCTCCATGCTCTCCTGCTCCTTTAGGGGTTATCTCGCCTGTTGGGTGGCGGCGTGGGAGCAGTTTAGCGCGCTAAATGGATAAGGCAAGCAAGCTAAACAATAACCCTTGAGCGCGCTAAACTATTCGGGCGCAAAAAAGCCCGCGCGAGGCGGGCTGTTGGTCAGTCGATTAACGGCGGCTCTAGTCGGCGTTCGAGATGAACAGGCGCTTAATCTCGCCCTCGCTGAGTTCAGCCTTGCCGATCATGGTGAGGTGAGCGCCGGACACGAAGGCGGCCAAGTAAGGACTCGACTTTGTCGCAAACGCCGGATCGGTGATCGTCACGGCTACGCGGGACTCGGAGTCTCCATCCAGACGCACGCGCCCGGTCGCGCGTTCGCGGTCCAGTTCAACCAAAACGCCAGTCCATTTGCGCTCGTCAGTTACGACAGCGTCGGCTTGCGACAAGATACGCTCCTTGTCGGAGCGGTCCAGCGTAATTCCGCCCGCGCCGCCGATCCTGACGGTCGCGCAACTTTCGCCGATGGGCGCAACGGCTTGCCTGGCGGCCGGGCGCAGCGCATCCGCCATGCGATCGACCGTGCTGAGCAGCTTGTCGATGACGGCCTGATCCCGCTGGCCGTTTTGGGCCAGGGCGGTCTGCAGTGCGGCGGCAAGATGCTTCATTTCACTGTGTCTGTCGGCGGCCTTGGCGACGATATAGGTGACGACGGCAAGGGCAACGTTGCCAACGAGCCCTTGAAAAATCTGCTGCTGCTTGGCAAGCTCCCACAATTCAAACAGGACGTTGTAGCACTTAGCCTCTGGGGCGGCGACATAGACTTTGACGTTTTGAGCCGGGGCCTTGGTGACGAACTCACCCGTCTGCGCGAAATGATAGACGGTGCCGAAGATTCTGGCGAACCCCTGCAAAGACTCGGCCAGTTCTGTAGCCGCAATCGCGTGCCGATCCGCGTCAGCGCCATCGTAGCGAACCTCAACGCTATCGAGCATGGTTTCTCCTGCAAATGTTCCGTTCCCACCGGTCCTTTTCCCTCGCATCCGCCACCGTCTGCCACTGCATGTTGCTGACGCGATCGGCTCCGCCTGCGCACAGCGGCTGAATGTGGTCGATGACCCACCCAGGACACGCGCCACGGCGCAGTCCGGTGGACGGGCAGGGCTGCTCTCGCTTGAATGCCGCGCGAGCTGCTGACGAGCGCTCACCGGCAGTGGCTGCGAGTGCTACCGCAAGCCCCAGGACAATCCATCGATGCCGCAATTTCTCTCCAGCCCAGCCATTGCCTGATCAGCCGTATATTGCTTGGCTCTGTAGCCGTCAATCGCAGCCTGCACGTAGGCGCGACAGTTCACGGGAAGCCCGCTTTCCTTGCCGTAGATTGGCTTTGAATTCGGGTCGAGCCGATCGCACGCAGAAAGAGACGCTGCAATGCACATCAGAGTTAGGAGTCGTCTCATGGCTTAAGCACGCGGCGCAAAGAAGCCCGCGACGATCCAACATGTGATTCGGTGAGCGGCATATGCGCAAGCGGCAAGGATCGCGCCAGACGCCGTTACGCTGATCCTGTCGGCCCTGTCCGGGTTGAACACCGCCGCTACGAATAGCACGATGCCGCAGGCCCCAAAAAGGCCCCACCACACTGCACTGATTCTCTCGAGCCCTCGCTGAACATTCATCGATCCTCTCCTTCTCACTGGCGTTACAGTTTTCCTCTGGTTTGGAACTCGATCACTCGCCCGATGACCCGCATGTCCGGATCGTCAATCTCGATCGTGGGGTAGGCTGGATTCAGCGGGCGCAAGAACCAGCGCCCTCCGTCGGTTGTGAGCTGCTTGAATGTGGCCTGCTGCGTGTGGACGTCCTTGGCGACGACGAAGTCGCCCGCGTTTGCGCCGCGCGCCGGGTCCACGATGATGATCGTTCCCTCAGGGAAAGTTCGCGCTCCAGGCGATGGGCTTGTCATGCTGTCGCCGACAACGCGCAAGGCAAAGGCATTGCTCCCCGGCAGGCTGTCAAAGGCATCGGCCCATTCGTCAGCCTCGCCGGGATGGAAGGTGTCTTGCACGTCGGACCATGAGCCTGCTTTAACCCACGAAATGATGGGCACGCGCCGCTTGGTGGGCGCGAAGTCCACGTTCGACTCTTCCTGTCGGACCAGCTTGGGGCCCTTGCCGGTGACGATCCAAGCCGCCCGGTAGCCCGTTGCGACCTCGAGCCGTGCCGCCTTTTCGGCGCGCAGGCTCTTGGTTGTTCCGTCGAGCCACTGCGTGACAGCGCCCGGCGTCACGCCTGCAGCGCGCGCCAGATCAGCGGCGCTCATCTTGCCCATGGCCTCTCGAATCCGCTCCTTCAATCCCATGGATGGGATTAAGACAGCTAAACCATTTAGCGTGCTTGCAATCATGCTTTTAGCGTGCTAAATTCGATTCATGAAGACCGAAGAAGCCGTCAGGCGCGCCGGGAGCGTCAAGGCCCTGGCCGATTTGCTGGGCATCACGTCCGGAGCCATTTCCCAATGGGGCGAGGACCTGCCCGAGGCCCGCGTTTGGCAGCTTCGCGTGCTGCGGCCCGAATGGTTCACGACCGAGAACAACGGCAACCACAACGCGCACGCCTGACCCATGCAAGTTGTCTCCTTGCCCGCTCACCGTATCGATACGCCCGCAAGGGTGACGGCGCGGGCCTTGGGCCGAGTGATCGGCCGTTTTTCTTCCTGAAAGGACCGCCGCATGTACAGCGATCCCGCATTGATCCGCAAGCACACAGTGAAGCTCTCGTTCAACGACAACGAGGCCGAACTCGTCAACGCGCTGGTGCGCTACACGGGCGAAGAGAAGGCGGCGTTCATCCGCTCGCTGATTCTCGATCGTGCTCAAGAAGTG